CGTCGAGGTAGATGTCGCCGCCGATGCGGTTGGCGAGCTGCGCCTCCGCGACGGACATGCGCCCGTCGAGCAGGTCGATGATCGCCTCCTTGCCCGAGTTCTGGATCATCTCCAGGCCCGAGATCGACACCGCCGACGCATACTGCGTGATCGAGAACTGCGCCGCGCTGATCGGCGAGTTCTGCGACACGTTCAGCACCTCGTAACCCGAGTAGCTGTTCGTGTTGTTGGTCGACGTGTCGTTATACATGATCTCCTGCAGGATGACGTTACCGCCGGAGAACGTCTTGACGTTGCCGCGCTCCTTGAGGCGACGCAGCAGCGCGTTGTTGTTGGTCACGTTGTCGGCGAGTTCGCCGGAACGCGACTGGATGTTCGTCGCGATGATATCGCTGATCGAACTGTTCGCGAACGCCATGTCTGGCACTCCTTACAGAGGGTTTGGTTAGAGCCGCTCCGAGAGCCCGTCGAACTGCTCGGCCAGGAGGGAACGGCGGTCCGCCATCTTGTTGGTCGCAGGCGCTCCGGGTGTGGAGCTGCGCACCGAAACAGCGGCTGCCCTGGCGGCTTTCGCCGCCCTGTCTGCCGTCGCCTTTCGATCGGCCATCGCCGCTGCCTGTGTGGCTTGCTGCGACGCCGCGAAAAGCTCGGGATCAAGACGCAGGGCTTTGTCGTAGGCTTCTTGCAACGTGGTCGCGACGCCGCTCTGTAGGAGCTGGATCATCGTCGGCCGCGCGGCTTCGAAATGCTCTGCTTTCGTCGAGAACTCGTGCACCTCGTCAAGAAGGACGGCGTTTTGCGCCTCTTCCTGCGCTTGCTTCCAGCCCGTCACTTCGCCCCGAATCTTGATGAGTTCGTTCTGAAGCGCGACGAAGTTGGGATCAACTGGTGCCTGTGGGGCGGATTGACCCTGCGCCGAAAAGTCTATGCCATAGCTGCGCGCTAAGGAATAAAAATAATTGAGCCGGTCCTGCGGCGAGGAATTGCGCAGGATGTTGTCGGCCTCCATGAGCGCCCGCACGGCCTGCGGGGCTTCGATCCCGAGGCCACGGATCGTGTCCATGTAGGGCGCGATGGCCTCGTTCATGGCGTCGGCGAACTCGGCCTTGCTCCGCAGCGGCTCGACGCCCGCGCGCATCTGCTCCTCGCGCTGGTAGGCGTATTCCTGCAGGCGCGGATCGGCCTTCAGCCAGGCGTCGTGATATTCCTTCTTCCACGACTGCGGAGGCCGGCGCCAAACGGGATCTTCCGGCGCTTCCGGCGCTGCGGGCGCGGACTTGGTTGGGCTTGCCTCGGTTTTGGCAAAACGGCCGGATGCATCGCGCGAACGGCTTTCGGCAGCCGGCTCGGCGGCTTCGGGCGCCGCAGCGGGCGCCGGCGCCGGCGCTTCGGCCTCAATCTGCGAAAATTGCTCAGCAAGCAGTTCCTTGCGGCTGTCGCTGTCGACCTTCTGGATGTCGCTCATGTCATCTCCGGTTCTGCGACCGTAGCTCGGCTAGGATCTTGTCCGCCTGCCGATCGGTCATGTTCCACAGCTGCTCGCGCAGGCGCTTGATGCGCTGCTCGCGGCTCGGCGCTGTGATCTCGCGAGGTTTCGGCATCTCGTTGCCGACCTCAAAACAGTTGTGGCGTTTCAGATGCTCGCGGTGCTGCGAGCGGCTGCTGATCCACGACCCGTCCGCCATCGACTTGTAGCCGCCGATGTCTGGGACGATCTGGATCTTCGGTTCGGCGCCGGGATGGGCAATTTCGATCCGCACCATCTCCCCTTTGCGCCAGACGTAACGCGTCCTCATAGCAACAACATCACCTCCTCATCGTCAGCCTCGATGTGCATCTCGCGCTGGATTGCCGAGGCACGTTCAAGTCCAGCAAGAATGCGGTTCAGGTCGATGGTCGGGGCCTTCACGATGTCGGCTCGGCTTTCAATGCCAGCGGCCTCGACCGCCCGCGTGACCGCGTATTCGGCCGCTCCCGGTAACGTTTCCTTGCCTTCGACGATGCGCTCGTAAAGCGCAAGAACTCGCTGTCGGCGCTGTTCGACGGCTTCCTTCTCCTCGCGCATCTTGCGCGCGCGATATTCGCCGTCATGCGTATCGTCGACGTAAATGTAGGGATCAGCGCCCCACGTGGCGCCGTCCCATAGGCTCGTGTTCCAGATGCCGATCATGCGCCGACTTCAACGCCCATGGCCCGACCGTCCGGGCCGCGCACAATGCGCTTGGGAGCCGCCATCGCCTGCATCAGCGCCTGCATTAATCCAAGCAGCTGCTGCTCGCGCGCAGCGCTGTCCTGAGCCATCGACTGGATCATGGCGCGCACGTCTTCGGACATGCCGGTCGCCATGCGGTTGGTCGCCTCGCTCACGGCATCGATGGCAGGCACGTCGGCGCCCGCCGCGCTGATGCGCGCAACCAGCACCTTCGTGTCGGCATCGAGCTGCGCCTTGTGCCTCTCGAGCTCGGCGCGCTGCGCTAGCTCTTCGGCCTTCAAAGCAGCCTCAAAACGCTGCCGCTGCTCTTCGATGGCGGCCTGCGCCTGCGCCTTCATCTGCTCCATCTGCATCTCAGCCTGCAGCTTGGCCTGCATCATCTGGGCGTCAAACTGGGCCTTCTGCTGCGCGATGGCGGTGTCGGCTTGCACGCGCGCGGCCTCGGCTTGCTGCGCCATCTGCGCCTTGATCATTTCCGGGTCGGGCGGCGGCGGCGCTCCGGCCTGCGCCTGCTGCTGCTGGGTGATGCCCTCCAGCATGCGGTCAAGCGTTCCTTCAATAGGCTCAGCCTGCTTGAACGCGCCGACGCCGTACTTCATCAGCTCAATGACGATGGGCGCGGCTTGCGGCACCTGCGCGACGATCGGCAGGGCCTTTTCCAGGAACCCGCCATAGGCCTGCACGAACTCCAGCCGGTCCTGCTTGTTCTGCTGCTCGTCAATCTGGACAAGGCTGTCGCTGGCAACCTCGATGCGGAAGTTCCGCAGCGGCTTGTCGGCCAGAAGCTGCAGCGCCTGCGGGATCAACTGCTGGTCGTCCGGCGACATCTGCTGCGCGGCGGCGTACTGCAAGATGGTCTGCGGCTGGAACAGCTGGCAGATGATCTGCGCCTTGAGCCGGATGAGCTCCGACGCAAATAGCGCCACCTCTTCCTGCATGGACCGCAGCCGCAGGCCGGCGTACTGGCCCTTGATCTGCTGCGCCGTGGCCGTCTCGCTCGCGGCGGTCTGGCCTCGGATGATGTCCGAGATGCCGGTGATCTCGTAGATCTGCGCCTTGATCTGCTCGCGGGCCGTGTAGCACTGAAGCAGGGCCTGGGCGAGGGTGTCGAGCGGCAGGAGGTCGATGGAGCCCTTGAGGCCGCCCTTCTCGCCAAACGCCATCCACTTGTCGACCGGGATGAGCGCGTTGTTGTCGCCCTCGGTCAGGAGGCGCTGCAGCGCAGGCTGGGATGCATCATAGACGCCGCGCATGCGCAGCGCCTTTACCAGCCCGTCGATGCGGTCGGACAGGATGTCGAGCTCGTTGGCCTGATCCTGGTAGAGCAGGAAGTCGGGCACCGGCACGAGCGTGTCGGACGTCGTGGTCGCGTAGAGTGGCCGCGGGCAGGGATAGAAACCTTCGAGCCGGAGCGGGTCGTCGCGCTCGTCGACGAACTGTGCCATGCCCTTGTGTATCCAGTACACCTTCTGCGTCTCGCGGTCCCAGAGCTCGCAGATCTTGGCGCGTGTGCCTTCGCGCTGCTTGTTGGGGCCGTCGAGATTGTCCGGGCCGCTGTCGAGCGGGATCTTGCGTCCCATGTCCTCGCCAAAGCGCTCAACAAGCGCCTCGCGCGTCATGTAGACCCAGCGCCAGACCTGCGTGACCTCTTCCCACGTGCGCGCGCTGCTGTGACCGAAATCCTTCCAGTGCACATAGTCGACCGGCGCACATTCGTACTCGATCTCCTCCGGCACGTTTGCAGGCTCGGGCAGGTTGCCGTCCTCGTCGACGTCCTCGGTGATCTGCGGGCCGTCCTCGGGCATGCCGAGTTCCTGCGCGCGAACGTGTGGCTCGTAGCGCACCCATGCGACGCCGCGTCCGCCGAGGAAACGGTCCTCGACCGCGTACTTCATGGTGGCTCGGAAGTCGGGATAGTGCTCGATCTCGTAGTCCAGCGCCCGCTCAATGAGCTGCGCAGCAACGCGACCGACCTGGTCGTTGTCGCCAAAGCGGCGCGCAGCCGACGCCTTCGGCAGCTTGGCGTAGACCGCCGGGATCAACGTCTGGACGTTAGACCACAGGATGTTGAACTTGACGGTCTCGTTGCCCGACTGCGTGCGCATGTCGTCGCGGTAGCGCTTGATGATCTTGGTGACTCGCTTCTGCCAGCGCTCAAACTCCTTGTCGTAGGTCGAGATCGCCTGCAGGTACTTCTGCACCCCAGTCGGCTGAGCGTCGGCCATCACGGCCTCCTGCGAAAGATGACGTCGCGGTGGACATGGCCGGCGATCATGTAGCCCCAATCAGCCAGCATGGTGATGGTGTCGACGTCGGTGACGCCGTAGCGTTCGCCCAGGCCCTTGAGCTCCAGCACGATGGTTGGCCACGAGGTCTTGATCGTGCGCTCGGCGCCCTGCACGGCAAAATGCTCGAAGCCCTCGACGTCGAGCTGCAGGAGATCGCAGTCGTCGACCTCAAGGCTGTCGATGCGCATAACCGAGAACTCCGCGCCGCCCTTGATGCGGTGCGCGCCGACATTGTGCGGGTCGAAGCGTTCGATAGCCGCCGTGCCTGGCCGCGCGCCAAACGCGCCGCGATAGGCCCGCACGCGCTCGCGGTTGAAACCGAGCAGGCGCTCGTCGAGGTTCAACATTAGCGCGGCGTGGTTCTCCTCATCGGGCTCGACGGTGATGACGCGCTCGAAATGCAACGCCAGCGCAATCGGCCAAATGCCGAGGTTGCCGCCTGCCTGTATCGCCGTCCTGCGGCCATCGGTGCGCGGCAGGATGTCCGATTCGAGGTCGTTGACCTCGCTCAGGATGATCTCCAGCGCGACCTGATCGGCGTCGGGGACGTGCCAGCCTTCACGCCGCTGCATACTTGACCTCGTCCTGTTCCCACGGGCGCGGGTGGCCGTGGAAGATGATGATGCGCTCCGAGGCCGAGCGCGGGTTGGCCTTGAAGCTGCTGATCGAGCGCGGGCAGATGTCCTGCCAGTAGGCGGGCGCGATGTCGAGGTGCTGCTCCAGCCACTCCTGGTCGCCGCCGAGGTAGAAGCGCGGGTCCTCGCGAAAGGCGCGGTAGAGGCGCGACATGTCGCCCGACCACAGCATCATGCTCGACTGCATCGCGGCCTTGTTCATCCGGCCCCGGTAGAAGTCGCGCAGAATGACGAACTCGTCGTCGCCCGCCAGCTCGATGACCGGCGAGATGTCCCGCACGATCACGGTGTCGAGGTCGAGGTACAGCACCGGCCCGCGCAGCCGGAAGATCTCCATCTTCGACCACCAGCCCGGCCAGTCGTGGAGAAGCTCGATCGTCTCCAGCGGCAGCGCGTTGGGCTTGTCTGTCAGGCAGATGAAGCGGTGCATGGGAACGAACCGCCGACACATGTCGCGGAGCGCGACGACATGCCGGGGCTCATACTCGCCGCCAGAGCGCAGGACTGTGGCGATGGTGATCATCGCTGCGCGGCGCTACGCGCGAACCGCTCGTCGGACTCGCGCAACGCCCGAGCAAGATCGGCAGGCGACGGGCGACCGCGCGCGGCGATGGGGCGGGCTGGCGGCGGGCCAATTGGGTCCATCACAGGGGACGCTACGGGCGCGGGCGCAGCCATCGCCGCCATGTCCGCGGGCGACAGGCCACCGAACGTGTCTATGCGTGCGGGCTGGAACTGCATGTCTGCCTCGCTCGGCATTCCCGCCATGACAGGCAGGCGCGGCCTTGCGGGCGCAACGGGACGCGGCGGCGGCGGGATCGGGGCCGCAGCGCCGCGCGGGTCGGTTGAGGGCATGTACGGGATCGACGGCGACGGGGCGTCGTAGCCGCCGGGCGGCGTCGGAGGCAGGGCGGGGTTGGGCAGTCGCTCGTACATCTGCGCGGCGTCCGCGACATCGGCGGGCGACATGGCCGGGCGGTTACCGAAGCCGAGGAAGCGACGGATGTCGTCGAGCGAGTAGGACCGCACCGGGCCTCCGGCGGTGCCTTCGGGGCGCAGCATCGGGTCCATGATGCCCGCCATGCGGCGGTCTAATGCGTCCTGCTCTTCGCGGGTCATCGCCATGGCATCACTCCTTGTTGCGCGCGCTGATGGCGCGGGCCTTGGACTTGGCGTCTTCCTTGCTCGACGCGCCCCATGCGCGCAGGGCGAGCGCGAGGCGGGTCGGCTTGCCGTTCTTCTCCATTGGGCCGGGCACGTTGCCCATGCGCGCGAGGAATCTGGCGCGGCGCGGGTTGTCGCCGCTCTTCACGGGAGCCTTGAGCGTGCCGCCGGTCTCGGCCTTGTAGGACGCGCGGCCCTTCTCGTTGAGCCCGCCCTTGGGGTTCTGGCCTTCCTTGCGTTGCCAAGCCGGGCTGCTCATCGCTTGTTCTCCGGCTTCGCGGTCTTCGCGGCCTGCTTGAAGTCGGCCTGGCTCGGCCTGCCCTTCTCGCCGGGGCGCTTCATCCTCTCGCCGGAGCCGGCTTTGATCCGCTCCTGCTTGGCAAGGATGTTGGCGTAGAGGCCGGGCTTGTTCATGGCATCACGCCGAGAAGATGCCGACGGCGAGGACGGTGACGCCCGCGCCGGTCGTGATCTTCCACGGGCCGGTCACCGCCGCCACCTCGATGTCCACGTCGTAGACGCCGATCGGC